TATACCGAAGTTCTTGAATACCTAGTTCAGGTCTTTTTAAGTCAATAATTTTATGATAATATAAACGTCCATCAATATACCAATTTCTATAAATTTCGTGCGCTTTTTTATCAAAGTCTAAAAGATCGAGTATATATTTGAATTCTTGTCTTATTTTTTTCTTAATTCCATCACTAGCATTGAGATTAGAAAGTTCAATCTCAACTGGAGTATCATTTGTATCTGATACAACTGCCTCGTTTACAATATCTTCAATGGCAGAATCACATTCTGGGTGAAGTGCCATTTCTCTATATCTTTTAATTAAATCAAATTCTGTTTTATATACACCTTCTATATCTACATAAGAACCAAAAAACCCACTGCTCAAATAATGGTCAGACCCGTCCTCATTATTTGGAGGAACGGGTGAGACCGCAGTGGGTGATAGTTGTTGGTTTTTATCTTCAATAGAGAAACCAAAGAGTTTTGCCATTATTTAAGGTTTGAACTTTTCTTCAAACTATTTATCAAGCTCCAGTTCCAGGTGCTTCTGGGAAGTAGTACTGAACTTGGAAGTCAACTGCAAACTCTTCAATTGCGTTCTCACTATCATAAGAGAGTCCAATCTCTGAGATAGAAGTTGGGAAAATATCGATGAAACGATATTGTGCAAGAATTCTAGAATCGTTGCCGGTTGTATTAGTTCCTTGCTGAGTCGATTCACTTCTACCAAGTTGATATACAACTGCATTCCCCATGTAATCATTGGGGTTGGTAAGACCAGAAGCGTCTCCATATTGAGCCATATTTTGAATCCATGCTTCAAATGCTCTTCTATGAGAGAAGTTTTCATCATTAATTATAGTTACAGACCATGGTTGGATAGTTCTATCTCCAGCAACCTTCAGAGTGCGACCTCTGAAGGGAACTTCGATAGGAGTAACATTTGAACCAGGAAGTGCTGCAGTTTTGCAAAGGAATCTGAAGTTTTCAGAATCAAATTGACCAGTGCCATCACCTTGTACTCCAAGGTTAACAGCAGTTGGGAAAGTCACGTCCACCTCAAAAAGATTAGGACGTGCGCCACCCCCGATAAGTTTTGACTTAAATGCTGAGATTCCGCGTGTTGGAATTTGTGCCATTGTTAGTTTCCTCCTTTAGTAATTTATAATGTATTAATATCAAACTCTACCTGCTACTTCTTCAAAGCTAATACCAGTTCTGGTAGCAACGAAGGTGAGGGTGACGTAGTTGATAGATTTAGCAGGCTTCAGGAAGATGTCTGCTCTGAACTCGTTGTTATCAATAACATCAGGCGTGTTATTTGTTTCATCGCAAACAACTAGGAATCCAAAAATTCCACGTTTTGCTTGAACATCGCGAAGATATGGTTCAACAATATTAACAAAATTTGCCCTTGTGATTTGATCATTCAGTTCAAACAACTGTGCTTCCGCAGACTTTTGAAGTGCTTGCTCAACTGTAAGGAACAAACGACGAACGTTGATTCTATCAAACGCAGAAGCAAATCCAAGACCAGTTTTATCTCCAAAGAGAAGAATACCAATTCCAGGTTGATTGACAATGGAATTAATTCTTAGTGGATATAATTGATCTCTTTGTGCTTTACTTGGGTTATATGCAAGTTTGATTGCGT